GTTTACCCTTGGTTACAAAGTTATCTTGGAGCATATATGCTAGGTGGAGCAGGTAGTTTCCAAATGAGAGTGGTTAGAGGATAATGGCAGGTCAACTAGATTCACTATTAAAAGGTATTGCTAAACAAGTTGTAAGTGATTTGGGATCTTCTTTAGATTCTTCTATTGTTTATACAAAGAAAGCATCGGGAAGTTATAACACAGCTACAGGTGTTTACTCTACAAGTGATACAACTTACAGTATCAAAGCTCCTGTTGAGTTTGTTCAATCTACAGAAGATGATGGTAGAGAAAGGAGAGAAGCAAAAGTTTATATTACTCCTGATTTGATAGGAGATAATCAACCTGATTTTCAAGATGAAGTTACATTAACTTATGCTGGATCTACAAGAGTAGGACAGATAGTTAATATAGATACAAGACAAGGTGGACAGACTTATTTGTTTACTTTATTAGTGAGGTTCTGATGGCTAGAAGTAAAGGTATTGCAAATATAGAAAGAGATCTTACTGGTAATTTGCAGCAAGACTTTAATACCTTTATAAGAGCAGCTTTATCTGATTTATCTAATCAAGGATCACAAAAATATAGTCCAGTAGATACAGGATTTTTTGTTTCCAGTTGGACAGCTGGTACACAAAGACCAAGACCTGATGAAGCTAGAGAATCAGTTGCACCTTGGAGTAATATAAGACCTAGACGAGATGGAAGACAAAGTAATCCTCAAGCAAAAGTTGAGCCTAGATTTATAGATAGTATTAAATATGATTTCAAGCTTTTTTCTAAAGTTTTTATTGGAAATAGATCACAATATGCAGCTAGAGCTTTAGCATCTCCAAATAGCAAAGTGCCAATATATGTTCAAAATGTAATTGGTTTAAAAATTAAAGAAATATTTAATGACAAAAAACCTAAAATTGGAGTTGCTACATTTGGTACTGGAGTTAGAGGAGATCAGACTAATGTTAGATTTAAAGCAAGTGGTATTGGTAAATTTAGTGATCCTACTTCAGTATTTGTTGATTACACCGACTTATGACTTTAGTTAACACACGAGCAGCATTTGAAAAGGCAGTAACAGACGCAGTTGCAGCAGTAGATGCTACTGTCGAAATGGTTTATGACAATATGGTTTATAAAACACCAGGTAAAACTAAAAAATATATTCTTATGTCAATAGATTTTGCACAGGCAACAACTCAAACACAAGGAGCATCACAGGATTTTTATTCTGGTGTTATTCAATGTAATATCTATGTTCCAAGAGGTAAAGGTACTTCTGTGTTATCTGCATTAGGAGAAGCAGTTATTGATGGACTTACTTCTGTTAATGGTTCCGGTTATAGCGATACCTTTAGTTGTGATCCTAGAGTGCTTGATGTTGTCGGTCCTGCTCCTATCGAATTAGATGACTCTTCACACTTTCTTGGCTTAATATCTTGCCAATTTACCGCTAACGCTTAGTATACTAAAGTAAGTATACTAATTTTATGACTAGAGCAGTTGATCTTTTAAAGAACAAGTTTGGAGTTTCTCAACTTTACAAACATGATATTAAACAAGATGATGAGATTATTCTTACTGTCTATTGGCATCCTTTAACTATTGCAGAACGAGAAGCAATACAGAAAAAAAGTAGTTCTGAAGATATGAATGATTATGCTTTACAGATGATGATTGAAAAATCAATAGATAAAGATGGTGCAAAACTATTTCAAGATGGAGATAAAGCTTCATTAAGAAGAGAGATTGAAGCTTCTGTTTTAGAAGAAATACAATTGGCAATGGTTAATGCTGGTGCTGATAAGGAGGTAAAACAGGCTAAAGCCGATTTAAAAAGCAAATAAAGATTGGCAATTTTTATTTTCTTTAGCAAAAACATTACATAAAACTGTAGCTGAATTATGTGATACTTTGACTATTGAAGAAATGGTAGGTTGGGCTGCATATAATGAAATTGAAAATGAAGAATATGAAAAACAAAAAGAACAAGCACAAAGATCTAGTGCTTTACGAGGTAAAAAGAGGTAATATAGAGAAAATGTTTTAGTTTTTATAGCAAGTGGCTAATTATAATGTAGATATTGCTGTTGGTTTAAAAGGTGCTCAGAAACTTACTTCGTTTAATAAAACTGTAAAGAATACAACACAACAGATAGAGGGTTTAAATCAAAGATTAAAAAATGCTGCAAAAGATCAAAATTTATTAGTTAGAAGTTTTGATAATTTAAATAAAGTATTAGCAGATGCAACAAAAAATTTTAACGCTGCCTCTACAGGTTCACAACAACAATTTGCTGCTGCAAGACAATTAATAACAGCAGAAAAAGAATTAAACAAAGAATATCGAGAACGTGAAAGGGTTTTACAAAGTGTTACTTTGAAAGGTCAAAGATCTTCAATAGTTCCTGGAGGAAGTTTATTTGGACAAAGTGTAACTCCAAAAGGTGGTGCATCTGGAAGATCAAGGCAAATATTATCAGAAAGTCAAGAATTACAGGCAGCTTTAGCAAGAATGGATCAAAGAGATATGAAATTAACAGGTCAAAGCACAAATATCGAAGAAAGATTACAACAGAGTTTGGCAAAACAAACTGCAAGTAAAAAAAGAGCAGAAAAACAAGTGGCAAACATAAGAGAAAATGCTGTAAAAAAAATAGAAATAAGAGAAAAAAAATTAATTTTATTACGCAAAAAAGCATTAAAACAAGAATTTGCAGAAAGAACAAAACTTTTAAGACAAAATCAATTTGCAAATGTTAATCCTGGAGCAGGAGGATTTAGGGCATTTAGCCAAAGAGCAGATCAGATTACTGCTGGTGCTGCTGCTAGTGCTAATAGACCTGGATTTGGTCAAATGTTAAGCAGTCAATTTGCTCCTGGAGGTAGTTTTGCTGCTACTAGAGGACAGAGAGTTAAAGGATCTATTAGTAATGCTCTCATTGGTGGTGGTTTTCCTCTGTTATTTGGTCAAGGTGCTTTAGGTGCTGCAGGTGGTGGTATTGGTGGTGCTCTTGGTGGTGCTTTAGGTGGAGGGTTTGGTTTTGGTTTATCTATAGCTGGTACTGCAATAGCTCAACAAATACAACAGACTCTTGATTTTAGAAAATCTATTAGGGAATTAAATAAAGAAATGGAACAGATGGGTATAAGTTCAAATATAAGTGGATCACAGGTAAGACAACTAGGAAAGTCTTTAGGAATTACAAAAGAAGAAGCAGTAAAAGCGTTACAAGAGTTTAAACGATTTGGAAATGATGCGGTATTGATTGCTAAAAAGTTTGGTGGAGATTTTGGTAGATTTGATGCACTTGCACAAGCAAACACAGTTGAATCTGCGTTATCAGCTATAAGAAAAATTAATAAAGATTTGACATTGGAAGATGAATTAAGATTCATATTGTCAGTTCAAAGAAAAGGAGTAGAGGCAACTATAAATGACATACTTACAGAAACTTTAGAAAAACAAAAAGAATTAGATACAGCAGGTTTTGGACAGGGAGTAGGTGGGCGAAAAAGACCAGCAGTATTAAAAAGAGAAAAAGAACAATTAAATGAAATAAATACAGAAAATACTCAACTTATAGAAAAGTTGACAAATATTAGAGATTTAAATAATGAAATAAGAGTTGCAAGTGAAGATAGTTCTTTCTCAATAGTAAAAGGTTTACAAGATGTAAATGCTGAAATAAGAAAGTTAAATAGTGCACAGTTTCAAGTAGTTGAACTATCCAAAACACTTGGTTCTGCATTTTCAGAATCATTTAAAGGAATAATAAAAGGAACAATGAGTGTTGGAGATGCGTTTAGAAGTATGTTTATGCGTATAGCAGATCATTTCTTGGATATGGCTGCACAGATGATGGCTGCACAAATATCAAGAGGATTTCTTGGACTGTTTGGTAGTGCTTTTGGTGGAGGACTTGGAGGTTCTTTATTTGCAGGAAGTACTCCTGTTGGGACTTCAGATATGTTTGTTGGTTCTGTCTCTGGATTTCCTACTTTTGCTAATGGTGGTAATCCTCCAGTTGGAAGAGCTTCTATTGTTGGAGAAAGAGGTCCAGAACTTTTCGTTCCAAATAGTGCAGGTACTATTATTCCAAACCATGATTTAGGTGGCGGTACAAATATAGTAGTAAATGTAGATGCTTCTGGTTCTTCTGTTGAAGGAGATGAAGATGAAGGTAGAGCTTTAGGTGTTGCATTATCAGCAGCTATAGAGACAGAATTAAT